TTGGCGTTTCGTCTTCTTCATAAAACCGCAACTTAAATACTCCAGTTGTGTCGCCATCCGATACTATGCGAATGATCTTGATTAAATAGTCTGTATTAGGTAGCAAAATGATTTCCCATGCGCCAAATGCTGAAGCTTCGCCGGCGGATGAATGACCGATACCGGTTGAACCCGACAAATAATAAACTTTACGTTTTGTTCCGTCCGAAGTGACTGTACTGTTATTGTAAATCCGCATTGTAGAAGCGTTCAAACTGTCTTCATCAGAATTGAAAATGGTTTCTTGTGTCGGGCTTCCGTTTAGTGCGACTGTCGGATTCGTGTACAAATACAGTTTTACTTCTGGCTTATTTGTCGTTATTACAATATCTTTCAAATGAATCTCGTCTGCTCCGGTGCGAATATGATAATACTTCGGAACCGTTGTTGATAAAGTAAATTCAATATCACAATCGAATCCATAACCCTCATGAATTCTAGCGTGTTCATACTCAATTGTTTTTCGTGCGAACGATCTCGATTCAACTGTGTTCCTTGTCATGATCTTTCGCCTACTTTCTCAAATGTAATTGCTTCGCTTTGTTATTGCTCGGCGCTATTGGCTTTTGTCTGTACAAGTGTTCTGGTGGACATGTTGTGTCTAGCCAAATCTTGTACCCATGTACCGCCGCCCGAATGCAAAAAGCCCGATCCTCCCATAATGAATGAGATACGTTATAAATCGGAGAATAGTTTACACCTGCGCGGATAACTTCGGACTTAATCAAGATACACGCTCCCGACATCCCGACTTGGTGCAATCCTTCATTCCGGAATTGCTCATACTGCCGATCATGCGCGAATGAGTAGAAGTCATACATCCAAGCGTTCGGCTGTTCGTCTGATTCCGGTGTCCACTGTGTCCAAAAGACTTCTGCGACGATTTCTTTTTTGTGGCTTAAAAGGCGTTGAATGGTCTGCGGCTTTAGAATTAAGTCCGAATCAACCAAGAAAAAATAGTCGTATCGATTTTCCATCGTGTGCCGCAATAAAGCGTTTTTCATCTTGGTAACATCTTTCAAATTTTCGCCTGTCCAGTGGTGCGTTTCTTTGTCTCGCATATACTCGTTTTCACTTTGAAACTCGATATATTGATTCGGTTTCAAAAATCGCTTTAATCTTGGCGAATTGTGCAATATAAAAAATAAGTCAACCTTCACCCCATGGGTATCCAGTTGACGAATTGCCTTGAGATATTTATAAAATGTCAGGTGATCTTGTCTAACTGGCGCGCCTAACAAGATACGCTTCATAAGCCATCGCCTCGATCTTCGACATATAGCGTTCCTAGTTCATGTTTGTGCTTATTGTAATACTCGCGGAAGTCTTCTTCGAAAATCGGCACTTGTGCCAAATGCCCAAACTGTAAAGTGGTGTCCACATACATTTGTACACCTGCTTGCTTTAGTTTGTAGCAAAAGGATAAGTCCTCGCCCCATCCGTCTCTAGGAAAAAAGTAAGGTTTCTGCACTTTGTCGAAAACTTCGCGGCGAATCAAACAACAAGCCATTCCTGCCCCATCGATTGGCAAAAGTCCATCACCATATTCGACCGGACTCTCAAGATAGCATTTTCCATCTGGCTGTTCTTCGATCTTTGAATAGAAACAAGGTTGATATGGCTGTACGCGTTTAAATGCTTTCGCTGTAACGAATGGCAACTTGTGACGCTCTAGATAATAAATTGATAACGGATGAAATACCATATCTGAATCGATAAACATTAACGCTTCGCATTCGGATTTTAGAAACTGCTCCACAATGGATTCGCGTGCATCATGAACGAGTGAATTCTGTGTCATGCAGAACATATATTCATGATTACCGCGCTGATTTGCCATCTTTACAAATGATTCGAATACGCGAAATTCAATAGGACGCGACATTGGAATTCCGATCATGATTTTCATCGGTGCTTGCTTTGCTTCTTCCGTCATTGTTCACACGCTCCTGTGTTTGTGTGTACCTGTAAAAAATCGGGGGAAGGGGATACAGGCTTCCCCTTATCATCCGTCGACTATCCCCCGATACGCGCGAATCGCGTTTTATTAACCTTGGTAGCGGTCGTTGCCTTGTACGTTAATTGCACTGATCGAAGAAGCTGTGTCTACTTTGGTAACGTACACTCCAAGGTAGCGTCGACCTTCTGTGATATCAGTGTTTAATACATCTACAGTCGTAACATTTGTTGAAGCTGTCGCAACAGATACTGTTGTTGTGCTCAACAAAGTCGCAACTGCACCTGCCCAAGTTGCCGCTGTGGATTCCCACACCTGAACAACAAGTGTACTAGCTGTTGTTGCTGTTCCATGAGATACAACCGCCGCAAATCGTCCGAATTGGCTCATGTCAACCAGTGTACTGGATGATACCGCCGCGCTGACGCGTGGATAAATTGCTTCCGAAATTGTTACTTGCTCACTGATTTTTGCATTTGGCATTTTTTTGACCTCCCTTTTATTATGTCAATGTTACGAACGGCGACAATGTAGAACCGCCTGCGCGTGGTGTAATTGCGGAATCGATCCAAGGTTGACCTGCAACGCGTGATACGAATCTCCAAGACTTTTCATCGGTCTGGAATTTCACATGGATGGACTCGTCAACAGTCAATTGTTGACGATCACCAATGAGGTAGTAGCTCATATCTGCTAACAAGATATCGCCGCTTGTGCCCAATGCTGGCAACTTCTCGGTAACGATAACCGGAACGCCATAAATCGTTTGCGGCAACGCGCCTGCAATTGTAGAATTCGAACCTGGCAACAAGATATAGTTGCTGTTTTCGTCTTTCAATTTGTAGATTTCCGGCAGTACGGATTGATTGATAACCCATACTTTATTGGAAAGCGAACCATAAGAACGCGCTAACATAGCAACCAAATCGACAGTACCAACGCGGCTTGCTGTTGTGCGTGTAACTGCGATTTTAGCAGGTGCATTAAGGATACCAAGCGGCTTACCTACACCGTTACCAGTCAAGAAAGCGACATCTTCTTCAAATGCGATTGTTTGCGCGAATAGGTCTTGCAAAAGTCCGCCCATGCTCACAATTGCATCATTGTTCAATTCATCGGACGATTCAACGTAGCCGATCAATTTATTTGCTTCAAGTGTAACTTGTTTGAATTTTGGTGCGCTAGGTGTTTTTGTCTCGCCTTCACCAGTCCAATAAGCCGCAACTCCGCCAAAGATAGAACCTGCCGCATTACTTGCAACGTTCAGCGCTGGCATTTTCAAAATGTTGCTAGCCATGTTGAGAACGCGTGCGCCGCTTCCGCGAACAACCGAACGCTCCAAACGCACTTGTGCAACTTCATTCATAAATTGCTCTGGTACCAAGAAGCCACCATCTACACCAGTGGATTCACCCAACGCTTTACGCGTCATTTCACGAAGTCCTGCATCGCCCCGACGTGCTTTTACTAAGAAGTCGCCAAAAGTCTCTTTGCGCTCTGGTGCAACGAATGCGGATTTTTTAGCTTGCTCAGAAAGTTCTGCTTTTGTTTTCTCTAGTTCTGTTTGGAATTTGCTGAACAACGCATCAGCATCCGCATTGTCTTTTGCTTGATTGGAAAGGCGCTCCATCAAACGATCTTCTAACGATTTCAATTCCATTTTCGAAGCGCCATTACTCAATGCTTCGCCGATTGCTTGTTGAATTTCTTTAATCGCATCCATCGTTGTCACTCCTTCAATTTGTGTTTTTTCCCCTTGATCATAAAACGTATTGCATACTGCGAACCTTTGGTCATTGTCCGGAAAGTCCGCTAATGCTTCTGCATCACCCATGCAACGATTCACGAATTCGTCCCTACCTTCGCCGTTTCGTGGACTAGGCATTTTTGAACCCTCGAATCATTTGCAGGATTGCTTGCACTTCTTGTTGCTCATCATCGCTTTTTTGAGTGGATGAATCCGGCTCAAGTTGTGCGATAAGCTCATTTAATTTTTGTATCGCGTTTTTGATTTCACCAATATCAGCACTTTTGACTTCATACAAAAGTTCACTTAATGACTTTGCAGAAGTGATTCGCGCCTTTTCATTTGCCGCAAAAGTAACAGGTGAGAATTCCCACAAACGCAACTCTTTAAGCATACGATTTTTGGACTTATATTCGTCTTTTATTATATCATATCCAATGCTCATTTCGTCGATCACACCATCGCGCATGAGTTCCATAGCCTTACGCCCTGTATCCGTCATGCTTATTTTAGCTTTAATATATAACCCTTTAGAATCTTGTTCCATAGCAATAGGCTTGCCGATTGGCTCGCTAGTGTCATGTTGCCACAATACCTTCACGCGTGCGCTATTCTCTTTTAACGTCTTCGTAAAAGCGCCTTGCTCGATAATATCGCCATATGAATCCACGTTGCCAAAGTAAGCCGCGTAACCTTCAATCGTGTTATCGCCTGCCGCTTTTAATTCAAATCTACTCGCCTTGTATTGCATCTTCTTCTCCCCTTTCTTGTGATCTTACATACCCGACCGCACATCGACAATTGATTCGTTCACGCGCTGACAATTCCCAATCGGCAGGATATTCACCAAGTGACTGACCAACGCGGAATTTGTCAGTTAGTGCGATTGCCGGATGACCAGACATTGCCGCGTGGGTATCTCTTGTGTCACCGTCTTGAGTAGGAATCCATATTTTTAGCAACCTAGCGCCGAAATCTGTTTCCGCTTGTTGTGCACCTGATAGGCTTCCCTTGTTCGCGGCTGTCATCGTTTCTGTTCTCGCGATGGTCTCCGAACGATTCGGGATGATCTGCTCCAGATAAAGTTGCCCAATTGCATAGGCGATTGTGTCCGGCGTTTCTTTATCACCAATTGCCCATCCTGCCGCGATGCCTTGCGCGATGATCGTTTTAATTTCGGCGCGCGTGGTATCGTCAATGAGCACAACCGCGTTTCCGACGTTCAACGTAATCCAATACAGCAAATCATCTGTATAGGCTTCGAATGCTTTCGTCTGCATCTTCTCTCGCCGCAAATCGTTGTATTGCTGTTTGCCGAAATGATCGATCACCGCACGATTCATAGCAATTAGCACGTTGCGCAAATCTTTACTTGTCGCTGTTACTACTTGGTCTGTGATTCGCTCGGCTTCAAATGCTGACGCGCCTTCTAATTGCTTCATCAGCTTTGCTTGCTGATTCTCGAAATAGCGTTTAATCTCGCGTTTCGTTTTGACGATATAGCGTTCGCGCTCTGCATCAATTCGCTTCCAGTACATCTTCATCTCGTCCGGCGACATATCGACCGACTTTTTTTGCTTGTCCTTTGCTTCTTGAATGATCGCCTTCATATGATCCAAGCCGCGACTGCCGACCATATGCCATTTGACTTGTGCAATAACACCTGCTAGGCGGTGGTCTCGGTAGTGACGCGCTGACCAAGCCTCACGCATCCGTATAATCTCGATATCGTTCGGTGTCAATTCATCAGCAGACTTGCCTTCGTCACGAACGCGGCGAATTACTCTGTAGGTATCGTTTCCCTGAATGTTGCCTCCTTTTGCCCAAATATCGGGAAAGTTGTTTCGCAAATCTTCGGCATAGTCCAATGGAAATAATTCAAATTGACTGTTAGCAAGTGAAACGGTTTTATCTTCTCCGCTTACCGGAAAATTGGTAGGTACTTTTTTTTTTGCAATTCCAATCTGAATCTCAGTGGCTTCTTCTTCCTCGTCGCCATCTTCCAGTTCGACTTCTTCCGGCTCTTCCATTTCCTCCGGCTCCATCTCTTCCGGCTCTTCCATCTCTGGCGCTTCTGGCTCTTCGACTTCTTGAAGCGGCGCTGTTCCGGCGACTGCTAATTCGTTGAAATAGAGATTCCCCGAAATAGGATCGTCTTCATAATCCAACGCATAGCGCCCTTCGTTTCGCTTAATCAGTCCGGCTTTGAATTGCTCAATTACTCGCTTGGACTTCTTGTCCTCGTTTTCTTTTAGCGCTCCTACACCAGTCAAATCATATTTAAGAACAAGAGAATCCGAATATCTCGGTAGCAAGTCGGACTGCAATTTGTCTAGCATATGGTCTAAGTATCGGCTTATAACAGTATTTTCCCAAAACGCTTTTTGAGCTTCTCCGTAATTGGAATAAGTCTGTCCTTCGGGATCTCCTACAATTTGTGAAGGTACACCAAACGCGGCGCAAATCTCGGTACGGTTGACCTTGCGTTGATTCAAAAAGTCCATATCCATAGCTGACAATCCAATTTGCTGATATGTTGCCTTGTCAGCGTTCAGGATCAACGGAATTCGCGCATTGCTTCCACCTGCATATCGTTTACGCCATTCTTCGCGCAACGTCTCCTGCAACTCCGGCGATGGATTCTGAATTTGAAAGACTCCTGCCGGAACACCTGCGTTTTGTAGTGTAGACTTATTCCAGTCTACCGCTTCATTTTCGGTGTCGATCGTCCGCGACAATGCACGAATTGGTGATTGTCCTTGGTACACATCTAGTGGATCGTTGAATTTCGACCAAAGGACTTCTTCCGGCGTGTACAAAATCGGCGTATCCAGACGATACTCATATCCACCGATAAATTCCGTCCGGTGTGGAATCGGGTACATATAATGAGGGTATAACGGATAAATCGCCATTGGCGCGTTTGGATTGCTATATTCGGCGTAAAACTTGCCCTCAATAGCCAAATACGTTGCCCAATAGTCGATGAAGTCCTTTCCGCTCATATGCGGATTGGCTCGATTGTTTAGCATGGTTAAAATGGGATGGTCTGTAATTTCAATTAACCGACCGCCGCGACCTTTACGATAAAGCAACCAAGGCACGCTTGACACTGCGCCTGAAATCGCGCTTACACAAGCGTACACCCACACCACGCGGTTATATCCCTCTGTGAATT